TGGATTGTACACTAGCATCATTATCTAATAATATAAAAAGTTGCTTATACTTATTTTTTAATGAAGATAGCATAATGATTTGTTCACTTGTGATACTTTTAGTGAAAACACATGTGACTTGATACTGCGGGGGTAGATAGTGTCTAAGCTTAAAACAGTCAAATACTCCTTCTGTAATGAATAATGCTTTTCCTCCTAGTGTAAGGTTGTCTATGTCATATAATAGTCTCTTTGGCGGTACTATTGACTCATCAATTCCTAAGTCTTTATACTTCATTTGGCTGCCTGTGATAAGACGAGAAGACCACGTTACTAACATTTTATTAAGATACATGGGAAATATTAATCTATTCTTCCAATTGCCAGCAAGGCAGCATTTAATATTATATCTATCAATTATGTCTTGTGGGTTACTTAATCCCCTATAAACTAAATAGTTCCAAAATAAGTGCTTAGTTCCTACTTTCTTTATTTGTCTAAATGAAGGTAATAATTTTATTGGGCTTTTATTTTTAACTAAATCTTCATCTTTTTTGTTAGAAAATACTTTATCAATTTTAGTAGAGAAATTATCAAGTATTGGTAACTCTGCTTTATATAATTGTTCTGCTTGTTGTCTTGAACAATTAATTAATTTAGCAAGCAAAATTGGTAAGTGTTTACTTCTATGTTGAGAATTTCTCCAACATCCATAAACTCCTGTGTCAAGATTAATTCCCATGTGATAAGACGGGTCGTCAGGGCAGAAAGGACAGCAAACTGAAACTTCACCTCTCTTAGTATTTTTTCCCTCTGTTACATAGTCAATATTATTATCTTCTAACAATTTTAAGATATCTATCATTAGTTTCTTAAGTCAACTTTATTTTCAATTAGTGCATTAAATAAGTCTTCTCCCTCTTTTATATATTTTAGTATTTTAGCATCAATGCTTTGTTTTATTATTAAGTCATAGTAGAAAACTCTTTTTTTACTTCCTGCTCTGTGAACTCTTTTTTCTGCTTGTTGTCTAACAATCGGCGACACTGGGCTTTCATAAAATATACAATATCTAGACAATTGTAAGTTCAATGCTAGCGCTGCACTTTGTGAATTAGCTAAAAATACTCTACACTCTGGATTATTTAAGAATGTATCTTTAGCTAGCTCTTTATCTTTTGTTTTAGAGTATAGCCTTACATAATTAATATTTATCTTTTCTAAGGTTTCACTAATCATATCTCCACTTTTTATAAACTCATTAAAGATTACTATCTTTTCATCTTCGGGTATTTCTAATAATAATTCTTCTATTGCATTTAATTTAGGATTGTTTTTGAAATCTATAATTGTAGCTTCTTCTTCATCTTCATGCTTAACTTTTAAAAAGCCTGCTGATATTTGTCTTAACGCCATAAAAGTATTCTCTATCTTTTGTAAGTTTTTAGTTTTGAGGTCTTCAATTAGCCTTTCAACTACTATCCTATGATATTTAAAATTCTCTTCTGGGAATTTCATTTTGTATTTAATATAAACTTTATCAGGCAAATCTAGAGCTTCTGATTCTGCATAACGTATTGAGCTGTGTAATATTTTTTTATTAAGTATGCCTTCCCTTTTAGGGTTGAAAACCCAATCATTATATGTAAACGGATTATATTTTTGAGTGAAGAATGCTTCTCTATATAAACTTATGGCTGAGCTTAGTGCTTCTCCCCTGTCTATTAAAAAAAATTGCGCCCACAAGTCTATAGGATTTTTGCCAAAGGGAGTTCCTGTTAATCCATATCTATACTTGACTTTTTTAGATAACTGATTGCTTATTTTCCACGTTAATGTTTTTCTATTTTTACAGCCTGATGAATGTATTTCATCCCAAACTATTAAATCAAACATATTAGAGAACCAGCTTATGTCTTTATCAACAACTTTTTTTCCTCCTTTTGCTGTAGCTAATAATGATTGTAACCCTCCATAGTTTAAAATGTAAATGTCACCAGCATTTTTAAGTTTATCTAATCGTTCTGTTTTAGTTCCATATAATTCTATACAAATAAGATTAGAGTGTTTCTTTACTTCATCTCCCCATGAGTTGATAGATATTACGTTAGGAACTAATATTAGTGTTTTCTTTATTTGTTTATTTGCTTTCCTATGCATTATAATATCAAGCACAATTTTAGTTTTACCCAATCCCATGTCAAGAAATAATAAAAGATGATTATGCTTTACTCCTAAAATTGTTGATGCTATCTGGTGTTTGTATGATGGATTATAAAATTTTAGCTTATACTTTTTTGCTAATTCTCTTAACTTGGCTCTACGCAACTTTTTTATCCACGTTAAGTTTTGTAGCTTTTGTTCTGCTAAGAAATCTTTCACAGCTTTTTTAGAAATCATTCTTCGTTACCCTCTCCGATGATATTCCAATAGTTTCTTCCTAGTTTAACACTGTCTATGCAAAATTGTCCGATATTATAGTTTTGAGATATAAGTATTTTATCCCCCTTTCTTTGGTTTCTATTTTTTATTACTAATAATCTGGCTAGTCCATGCTCATATTCATACTGAGTTTGATTATAAGAGATTAGAATATCACTTGTAAATAATTTGCTAAAGTCTTCTGATAAATATTTCTCATTAATCCAGCGAGCAGTTGCACCGGCTCTATTAATTTGGCTTACAGCTACCATTGCACAATTATATTCAATAGCTATTCCACGCAACTGTTTATACATATTCCCAATTTCTATTCTAAGATTATTAGAATCTAATTTCATATTATCTGGGTCATCAACTAATATTAAATCAGGTACAAAGCTACATAAACTAATCAGGTTTTCTAGATATGCTTTTAGCTGAATTATAGTAAGAGCAGAAGTAGGAAATTCTTTAACAATCAAAGTTTTTTTCTTTAGTTTTGATAGCCTTTCTTTTACAATTTTAGTGATGTTAGGATTATGTAGAGTTAAGTCAGGCTTTATATTATCAAACTTTAAATCATCTAATCCTCCATATTCATCTTTTTTAAAGAATGGACTAGAACATAATTCATTATTTTTAGCTACACTAAACAGGCTTTGTACATATCTTATTGCTAGCCTTTCTTCAGACATTTCTAAAGATATATGTACAACATTCTTTCTTTGTAACATTGCAAATTTAGCTAAATGAGTCATGAACCACGTTTTTCCATGGCTTGATAATGCAACAAATGTAAGTAATTCTTTTGGGGCTGGGCAAGCTTCTATGCTATCTAACTCTTTAATTCCACAGTGTATATGATTTTCTGTTGTTTCAAATATATTACTAAGCTCATTATAATTCCAGAACTTAATTCCAGAATCAAAGATTTCTGTTTGTTTAGCTTTACAATTATTTAATACTAATTCAGCTTCATCAATCTCTTCTTTTTCTACTAATTCTGCTGCCTTAAGTATATTTGTCTTTAGGGTTTGAGTACGAATAAACTTTCCCAGCAATGATAAAATATAATCTCTGTTGATACTTTTTATGTGTTCTTTTAGTTTGTTAAGAACTTCTTCATATAACGGCTTAACTTTGGTATCTTTATCTTTTAAAATAATATCATCAAGGTGAATTCCAACTGGTTTCTTGAATTGATTATAAAATGAGATTGCTTCTGTTGCTATGTCTCTAAAAATAAATGATTCAAACAAATTTATTTTGACATTGCTAGCAATTAAAGGTATAGCTTTATCATCAAATACTAATAGAGATAACAAATATTCTTGTACTACATTACTTAATATTTCATCTTTCATCTATATCTTTCTAATTCATTTCTCATCCAGGGTTGTAATTCTATTCCATAATGCGGTAAGAATTGTAATAGTTTTCTTTCATTAAACTTAAAAGTTACCATTCTAAATGGAGTAGCTAAATATTCTAGGGGGAGCTTGATAATTTTCAAATTGTTTTTTATTAATTCTTGCTGTTCTGCTGTAAGTTGATTGTATCTTTCACTGTCATTTACTAATTTTATGGCTGTTTTTATTCCAACTTTGTGTATTCCCTCTACATTATTATGACTTCCTGTAATAGCTTTTATCTTCGCCCATTTGCGGGGGTAGAGACTATATTGTTCAAGAAACCAGTTCATGTTTAATAGCTTTTTGTTTTTATATATAAAGACTTTGTTTGAAAGCAGTTGATATAAGTCATCATCAGAACTCACTATAACTATTCTATTATAATGATTTATGTATTGTTGGCAACAGTTAGCTATTAAATCATCTGCTTCAAGTCCCTGATGCTTCCAATATTTAATATCTAGCACTTCTAATAATTTTATTGTATACTCTACATTTTCAAAGATTTCATTAAGCATATCTTTATCTCTATCTTTTCTATCTCCTTTGTACTCAGGATATAGTTTTTTTCTTGTATACGGAGGAGCATCAAGACAAGCAATAATATGATTTGTTTGAAATTCTTTAATAAGATTACATAATTGTTGCATGAATCCTAAAAGACCATGAGTACTTTTGCCTGCAAATTCCATCTTGGGTAGTGCAAAATAGCCTCTATATAAAAGATTATTGAAGTCAAGAAGTAGTAATGTTTTCATTTGTAGTTTTGCTTCTTTTTGAAAATAAACTTTAGTATGTTTTTTGTTCCATAGTCGGGAAATGCTTTGTCTAACAAGCTAGGAAACTTCTGATAGTTATTGAGAATGCCGCCAATAGTAATCGGGAGTGAACATTCTTGTAAGAACTCTGCAATTAACTGACTAAATAACCAAAATGTTTTTTGTCTAATGACAGGGGTTCTAGTATTATA